ATGTGCTCCACCAACAAGTTCCAATTTTGGGACATGAACATTGTGGAGCCTGAGGCGTTCATCAGGAGGATATCAGTGTGGGTCGAATACTTCCCTAAGAAGGAGTACTGCACTGACAAAACGATGAACTGCGAACCCAAAGACCGTCGCCTCGACCCCAAGAAGGCTGGAGAAGGATGGAACCCCGATGTGGGGGTTTTCCGACTCCTCAGGATCGCTGATGCTAAGCAGCAGACGTGGGAGTTCCAAGAAGATATGGACTTCCCCACGTTCGTGAAACACCTCGCCAAATTATACTCTGGTACTCACGAACAGCATGAGCAATACACCAGCGACCTGAAAAAGCTTGTCTCCGACATCCGTGAAAAGAAAGGGATGTTCTACGAGGGATGGCTCGATTGGTTCGCGACCAAAACACCACCAGAACCGGGAACCATCGATCCCGAGTCTGTCCAGGAGGAAACCATGGTGGAATACCTCAGACGACAAAAACAGATTTATGTCGACTGGACGAAGACGAAAATGGAAACTCTCGCTGTGGAAGCTGGCACGGGCCAGTTCCGCAGTATGGCAATTCTGCTCGGGTTGCTCTTCGGAGCACTCGGAGCAATCGTCGCCTTCCTTCATTGGTTGTTCGGCGAAGCCAAGAGAGAAGAGCAAGGCCTTGTAGGTCTACCAGCTGCTGACAGGATGGTCGCAAACTTCGAGCAGATGCGGAAAGATTTCTGCAACACGAAGCCAAGTGACCGGGTCATGCACCCCAATGCACGCTCCTTTATGGAGGCCGTGCTAGCGGAAGCTGGAGCTGGAGTCAAAGCCAAATACGACCCGAAAAAGCTCGCCAAAAAGGCGCGCGCTATTCAAGCGAAGGTCGATGAAGGCATGAACACCCATTTTGATATGGGCCGGCACAGACTGAGAAGGTCAGACATGCCAGAAATGGTTGAATACCACGCTGAACTGTTCTCCGATGAGGTAACAAGGACTCTCTTCGGGACCACGTTTATGGCCAGTTTCCTTAAAAGGAACGTGTACCATATGTACACTGCCAATCAAGACATCAGCGTGGAAGATTCCAAGGGCAAGGTCACCATGCTCACAGGCAGAGTTGGGATGCTCAACGCGCACTACATCACACAGATGCGGAGAATGCGCGAGGCGGGCAAGATCTCAGACGAGGACCAAATGATACTCGTGCGACATGGAGACCCTACAAAGCGAGTGGCTGTTCCCTACAGTAATTTCTTCGACGAAGAAAGGACTGTTATCGATTACGAACGGGACTTAGCCATCGTGGAGTTTGGGGACTTCATGCAGAGCGCACGTAACATCGTGGAATTCTTCGTTGATTCGCTCACGTACAGTCGTAACCGTGACTTTGACGTAAGCATCATCGCCCCCAGAGCTCCTACGAGCCTCATGATCCATGAAGTGGATTCAAGGTGTGTGGACTCCCCCATTGTCATTGGGAGCCACACACACAGACACACAGTCTTCTACAAGGCGCGAACGCGCGAGGGAGACTGTGGCAGCTTGCTGTACCTGAACACAAATGAGCCAAAGAAACGGCTGTTCGGGATTCATATGGCAGGCAGCGACAGCGGAGAAGGCAAGATCGGCTACGGGACAATCATTACAAGCGATTATCTCAGAACACAGATCGCCAAGCTCCGGCCTCAGATCGAGCGCATATACGCGGACATCGAGGCAGACATCGTCATCAAACACGAGTCCAGAATGGACGTCGTCGACGTGCTGCCCGTGCGTGCTGTACAACCAGAGAAGTCAGCATACATCAAAAGTCCACTGTATGGCGTGCTTGGAGCCCCTACCAAGGGGCTGGCACGCCTGGCGCCTTTCAAGGCACAAGACGGCACAGTCAAGTCGCCGCTCCACCTCGCTCACCAGAAGCAGATGACAGTCAATGTCACTACTAACGAGCAGGATGTTGAAGCAGCGGTTCTCAGCGTTGTCAAGATGCTCAAGCCTTGCATCAGGAACAAGAACAGGCTGCTCACTTTCCGTGAAGCAGTCGAGGGAGCAAAGGATCTCACGAACCTCAAACCCATACCCCGTTCCAAATCTGCAGGCGTGTCGGCTTTGTACCGACCGAGCCTCTTCAACCCAGGGAAGACTGCAGCCTTCGGCCAAGAAGGCGATTTTGTCTTTGACACACCCGGCGCAAAGTACGTTGAAAGGGAGGTTAACACCACCCTCGAAGCTTGCAAGGCGGGTATTGACCCTGGCTTCATCAGTATCGACACATTGAAGGACGAAAAGTTGTCCCTCGAAAAAGTGTCTATTGGTAAGACCAGGATCATCCGTGCCAACGACATCGTCGCTACTGTCGTTACGCGCATGCTCTTTGGAGCTGTGGCGAGCGACCTGGTCGACAACAAGATCTTCAACGGCATTGCTGTGGGAATCAATCCCTACTCAAAAGACTGGGAACACCTCGTCAAGCACATTACGTGCCTCGGACCCCATGTGGTCGCAGGTGATTTCTCCGGTTACGACAACAGCCAATCGTGCCAGCTCTTGACCGCAGTTATCAAGGTGCTGAAGAGCTTGTGTGCCTTTGAGGACCCCGAACTGAACACCGCTGTTGACGCGGTGGGGGTGTCGCTCTCACAACCACGCTACCTTACAGGGAGAAAGGTGTACGAGCAGGACCATGGGTTGCCTTCAGGCAACCCCCTGACCTCGATCATGAACTCCATTTTCGGACTGATTGCCTTTCGGCTTGTCTGGATGGATTGCACACGCCATATGTACCCTACCAGATCCCTCAGCATGAAAGGCTTTGAGGAGTGCGTGCGAGTGGAAATGTATGGGGACGACAATATCCTCAACATCGCATCCAGCGTGATTGACGTGTTCAATCAAAAGACGATCATGGCACATGCTCCAGCAAAAGGCCTGACCTACACGTGCGAGGACAAAACCAATCTCAACCCACCTGCTTACCGCACTATCCATGAGATTTCGTTCCTCAAGCGCGAGTTCAGGTACGAGCCAGCACTCGACCGAATCGTCGCCCCGTTGGACCTTGACACGGTCCTCGAGATGAGCTACTTCACAAAGAAGGGTGGCTCAGCGCTCTCGATCACAACAGACAACGTGATCAACAGCATACGGGAATTGTCACTCCACGGCAGGGAGGTGTATAACCATTATGCTCCGCAGCTAGTCGCAGCTGCAGAAGAGCAATATGGTGCGCACATTCCACTCCCTACGTGGGCAGCCCAG